TGCCACGCGGCAACGGAAAAACCACGGTGGCCGCGCCGATCGCGCTGGCGCTGACCTTCATCGAGGAAGAGGGCGGCGCCGAAGGCTACGCGGCAGCGGTGACGCGGGATCAGGCGCGCATCCTGTTCGATGTGGCGTCACAGATGACGAAGCGCGCGCCGCGCTTTCAGGAATATGCCGGTGTCGGCGTGTCGGCGAATGCGATCTACCAGGAACGCACCGCGTCGCGCTTCGTGCCGATATCGAGCGACGCGAAGGCGCTGGACGGGCTGAATGTGCAGGTGGCGGTGTGCGATGAAATCGGTTCGCACAAGACCAGCGAAGTTTACGATGTGCTGCTCACCGCGATGAGCAAGCGGCTTCAGCCGCTCTTGCTGTCGATATCGACCGCCACCGGGAACAATAGCGGAGTCGGCCGGCAGGTGTGGGACTATGGCGTGCGCGTGCTCGACAGCATCGATGACGATGAACGCCTGTTTGCGATGATTTATACCACCGATGACACGGACGATATCTGGAGCGAGGACACGTGGCGCAAGGTGAACCCCGGTTGGGGGCAGACGGTGCAGCCGGAAGCCTTTCGCTCCACCGCCAAGCAGGCGCGCAACAATGCCGCGCAGGAGTCTGCGTTCAAGACCCGGCACCTCAATATCTGGGTCGGCGCCGATGAAGCGCTGTTCTCGCCGCGCGCGTGGCTGGAGTGCCGCGACACCTCGATGAGCCTGGAGCAGTTCGCCGGGGCCGAGTGCCACCTGGGGCTTGATCTGGCCAGCCGCACCGACCTCGCCGCGATCGGCATCGTGTTTCCGCTGCCCGATAAGCATTACGCGGTGTTCTCGCAGAGCTTCATCAATGAGGCGGCGGTGGCAGAGCAGCGCAACCCGTCATACCCCGGCTGGGTGCGTGACGGTGCACTGCTCGTGACCGATGGCAACGAAACCGACTTCGGGCAGATCGAGGAAATGGTGGTCGATCTGTGCTCGCGCTTCAGCGTGCAAAGCGTCGGTGTCGATCCGTGGAACGCCACGCAGATGAAGCAGCGCCTGATGGCGCGCGGCGTGCCGGTGATCGACATGCGCCCCACGATGGCGAACATGAGCGAGCCGACCAAGGAATTCGACGCGGCCATGCGCTCGCGCCGGCTGCACCACGACGGCAACGGTGTGCTGACGTGGTGCGTCGGCAACGTGGTGGGGTTGTATGACGTGGTGGGCAACGTGCGGCCCAACAAACCGCGCACCCGCCTCGATGCCAAGATTGACTCGGCGGTGGCCGTCATCATGGCGCTGGGCCGCATGGTCGGCACCGACACCAGCGGGTCGGTGTATGAAACGCGGGGGCTGCTGACGCTCGGATGAAGCACCTGCTTGCGGCCGCTCTGGCGTGCGCTGGTGGCACCTGGGCCGGCGCGCTGCTGCACAGCCTGGAGCGCTGCACATGCCACTAGACCGGCCGTATGGCGCCTTGCAAGGCACGGCGCGCGAGCCTCGCCTATCGCTGCCGGCGGTGGCGAAAGACTCCGCTGGTGTCACCTCGACGCTGGGCGGCCTGGGCTGGCCGCAGCCAATGCTTTACGCGGCGCTGGGCGGCTACGCATCCAACACGGGCGTTCCCGTTACCCCGTTCACCGCGCTGCAAGCCGCTGCCGTGTATGCCTGCATTCGCTTCATCTCGCAGGATATCGCGATGCTGAAGCCGTTCGTGCGGCGCGCGCTGCCGCGTGGTGGCTTCGTGCGCGAGCAGGACCACGCGCTGATGAAGCTATTCCGCAAGCCGAATCGCTGGCAGACGCGGTTTGAATTCTTCAGCTATTGGCTGACCTCGCTCTGCCTGCGCGGCAACGGTTACGTGGTGGTGCAGCGCGATCGGTGGGGCGAGGCGATAGAGCTTGTGCCGGTGGCGCCCGATCGCGTCACCATCATGCTCAGTCCCGAAGGCGAAATGTGGTATCGGGTCAATTCGCAGCGCCTGAGCTTCGGCTTGATGGTGCCGCCCGATGACATGCTGCACCTCAAGAATATCTCGATGGATGGATACGTCGGCGTGTCGCCGATCGCCATCGCGCAGGATGTGATCGGCCTCGCGCTGGCGACGCAGCAGCACGGCGGCATCCTGTTCCGCCAGGGGGGACAGGTCGGTGGCGTGCTCCAGCATCCCGGCAAGCTGTCGAAGGAAGCATCCGACCGCATCGCCGCTTCGTGGAACACCACCCACGCAGGCGTGCAAAACGCGCACAAGGTGGCGATCCTTGAGGAAGGGATGCAATTCGAAAAGATCACCATGACCAACGAGGATGCGCAGTTTCTGGAGACCAGGCGCTTCCAGGTGATCGATATCTGCCGCCTCTATGGTGTGCCGCCGCACAAGCTGGGCGAGCTTGACAAGGCGACGTTGAACAACATCGAGCAGCAGAATCAGCAATACATCGACAGCGCGCTGGCGCCGATCGCCGAAAGCATCGTGGAGCTTTTCGACGCGCATCTGCTTTTCGAGGAAGAGCGCGCGCGCCTCAATTGCATGATGGACTTCACCGACATGACGCGCGGCGACACGCTGACTCGGTATCAGGGCTATCAAATCGGCACATTGAATGGCTGGCTTTCGCGCAATGACGTGCGCGCAAAGGAGAACATGGACCCGATCGGCGATCCGACCGGTGATGAGTATCGCGTGCCGTTGAACACCGTCGATCCGTCGCAGCAACCATCCCCTGCAGGGGCTGGTGCTTCGCCTGGAGGGCCGAATGCAAATAGTGAGCCCAACGCAGTTCAAGCGCCTTAATCGTAACCGCAACGCGACTGGCAGCGCGGTGGCACTGCGCAAGCAGATGGTGGCGCCCATCGAGCAGATCGCCGGCGATGACCGCTGCCTGCGCTTCACCATCTCGACCGGCATCGTGGATCGCGAGCGCGACACCATCGCGGTGGCCGGGTGGGATCTGTCCAATTTCCTGCGCAATCCGGTGGTGCTCTGGGGCCACGATGCCGCCGCGCTGCCGATCGGCCGCGCGCTCGATGTGGGCATCGAGGGCAACGCACTGAAGGCGACGGTGCGCTTCATTCCGGCCGACACGCCAGAGCGCGGCCAGTTCGCCGATGCCGTATATCGGCTCGCGCGGCAAGGCTTCCTGGGCGCCACGTCGGTGGGCTTCCGGCCAGTGAAATGGGCATTCACCGATGACGCGGAACGCGGCGCCGATGACTGGTTCCCTGGCATCGATTTCCAGCAGCAAGAGCTTATCGAATTCTCGGTGGTCACCGTGCCGGCGAACCCCGAGGCGCTGCTGGAGGAACCATTGCCGGCACCGGCTGCGCCGGCAGAGGTGGCGAGCGATACGCCACCGATAACCGGCGAGGAAGTGACCAGCTTATCCGCCGACGTGTTGAATGACATGCAGGTGGAAACGGAATTCAACGAACAACAAGCAAAAGCCAGAGCACGGCGAATGCGGGTGCTCCAACTGGCAGAGGTATCGTTGCAGATGCACCGATATGCCGCGCCGCTGAATTCCCATAGCACCCCATGAAAGGACACAACGATGGCTAGCCTAAGCGAGAAGCACCGCGAGCTTGTGCACGAAAAGGGCAAGCTGGTGGATCAGATGCGCGTCCTGCTGACCAAGCAGGAAGGCGACGAAGGCGACGATACCGGATCGCAATTCGACGCGTTGAATACGCTGCTTGCGACGCTCGATGCACGAATCACCCGCATCGAGGCAGCGATGGCGGCAGAGGCAGCGCTGGCCACCGACTCGCCGGGCGAGCCGGGCGACGGCAGCGATACGGAGGAAGCCGCAATGTCTGGGACGATTCACCGACGCTTCCACAGTGCCGCGCGTGTGCCGGCCAAGCGGAAGCGTGATCCCAACAAGGGGATCAAGGTCAAGGAGGGCATTCAGGCGGCGCGCTTCGCGATCGCCGTGCTCTGGGCACGGCTCAACCATGAGAGTTTCGACAAGGCGGCGGAATTCTGTGACAACCGCTTCGGTGATGATGAAGTGACGCGCCAGGTCAAAGCGCTGAATTCCTCCATCACTGGCGAAGGCGGCGCGCTCATTCCGCAGGACTTCCTCGCCGACCTGATCGAATTGCTGCGTGCGAACACCGTGGTGCGCGGCGCCGGGCCGATGGAGGTTGGAATGCCGATGGGCAATCTCACCATCCCGCGCCTCGCTGGCGGTGCGACCGCCGCGTATCAAAACGAACTCGACGACATCGCGGTGTCGCAAGAGCGGTTCGATGACGTGAACCTTGTCGCCAAGAAGCTGACCGCGATGGTGCCGGTGTCAAACGATCTGATTCGGCGCGCGCCGATCGGGGTCGAGGAAATCGTGCGCGACGACCTTGTGCAGACGATTGCACGGCGGGAGGACTTGGCATTCCTGCGCGGCGACGGCACCGACAAGGGGCCGGTGGGTATGCGAAGCCTCGTGCTGCCGGCGAACCTCATCACGGTGACGGCGATGCCCGCGACACCGGCACCGGGCGATCAGGTGACCGCGATCCTGGCCGGTGCGTCGGCCGCGATCCTCGCGCTGCAAAATGGCATGTCGCGCATGATCCGTCCGACGTGGTTCATGGCGCCGAATATCCGGCGCTTCATCGCCACCGCGCGCGATCAGGTGGGGGGCTTCTACTTCAAGGACGAAATCGAGCGCGGCATGTGGGAGGGCTACCCGGTCCAAATGTCGCAGCAGATACCCACCAACCTGTCGATTGCGACCTTCGCCACAGGCAGTGAAATCTACTTCTGCGACATGGCGGACTTCGTGCTGGCGGACACTTACAACGTCATCGTGGATGCGTCGGACGTGGCGGCATACAACGATGGCACCTCGATGGTGTCGGCATTCCAGCGCGATCAAAGCCTGTTCCGGGTGATCGCAGAGCACGATGTGAACATGCGGCACTTGCAGAGTTTGGTGGTGCTGCGCACGCAGGATTGGGCCTTCGCTGGTGTTCCCGGCTCGCCTGGAGCGCCCTGGAGCACCCAGCCGCTCAACCCGACGTGGTCGATGGCCGCCGCGATCCGGCCGGCGACAGCGACGGGTGCCAATCCGCCGCCGACGCTCACCAACCCCGCCTAACGGGAGGCGCACGAGATGTCAGTGGAGGGGATTCCGCAGCGCGACGTGGTGGTGACCTTTGGCACTCACTTCGCCAGCTACAATCCGAGCGAAAGGGCCTGCTTCACCGGGAGCGAAGCACAGGCGCTCACCGCTCTGGGCGTGGCTGCGGTGGACCCTCCACTGAATCTCGTGGTGCCGTTCGTTACCCAAGCCGGCGCCGTGCTCACCTGCACGACGGGCGAATGGAGCGGCGAGCCGACCACCTACGCCTACCAGTGGAAGCTCGATGGCACGACCGATATCGGCGGCAACTCTGCCACCTATAACGTGATCGCGGGCGACGTAGGCCACACCGCCACATGCACGGTGTCGGCGACCAATAGCAGCGGCACGACGGCCGGGCCGCCGTCCAACGGAGTCATTGTCACATGAGCGACAACGCCACCACCCACTACATCGCGCGGGTGCGCTTCCTGAAGCGGCACACGATCTACAATGCCGGCGAGGTGGCGGTGTTCCCGCTTGGCGAGGCGCAGCGGCTGGTGGCAATGCGCATCGCCGACGCGCTGGAGCCGCCTATCCCGCAGGCACCGCCGCCAGAGGGCCAGGAAGGTGCTGGAGCCGTTCCGGCGCGTGGGCCGGCGCAGATGGTGCGGAAATAGATGGCAGCCTCTGACACCGGCTGGCGCGTGCTGGTGGGGCCTACCAGCGAGCCGATCACGCTGGAGCAGGCGAAAGCGCACTGCCGGATCGACAATGACAGCGACGACTCGCTGGTGCAGCTTTACGTGACCGGCGCGCGCATCGAGGCGGAAGCCTACCTCAACCGCGCACTGTTCACGCAGCAGATGCAATTCAACGTCACCTGGGCGCCTCCACCGACCGCCACGCCGCTGGTGCCGCAATCGCTCATCACCTTCCCGCTCAACTGGCCACCGCTGGCGAAGCAGCCGGTGTATCTGCCGCGCGCGCCGGCCGTGTCGGTGGAGCAGATCACATGGGGGCCGCTGGACGATCTGCAGGTCGCCGACCCCGACGATTACACCCTGAACCTGATGGTGGAGCCGGGTTATGTGGCGGCGAAGCCGCAACTGCTGCCGAAGATCCCACAGCAGTCCATGAGCATCAATTATACGGGCGGCTGGAGCGACGGCGACCCCGACGCGATTCCGGCGCCCGTGCGCATGGCGATCCTTGTCGGTGTTGCGCACTATTACGAGCAGCGCGGCGACGTGGCGGCAGACATGCCGCAAGCCTTCTATCGGCTGCTTGATCCGTATCGCCTCTGGACCTTCAGCGGATGAGCGGTGCCGGATAACCCGTCTGGCCAGCTTCCGGGGTGCAGCGGCATCGGCGCACTGCGCTGGTGGGTGACGTTGTATCGCCGCGACCAGTCGCCGGCCGACGACCTCGCGTTGCAAGAGGTGCTGGTGCCGATCGTGACCACGCACGCCGACGTGCAGCCCGCATACTTTTCGACCATGTGGCAATCGACGCAGATCGAGGCGCCAGTGACCCACATCATCAACATTCGCTGGCAGAATTACCCCAGCACCATCGACGTGGTGGCGCGCTCCACCGACCTCCGCGACGGCACGCAGCGCACAGAGCTTTTCCGCGTGCGACGGAGCAAGGAAGTGGGTGGCCGCAAGCGCTTCATTCAGATGGAGTGCGAGCTTGAGCACGTGCGCATCACGCCAGACGACACCGACGCGACGCGCAACGCTCTGCTGACCGAACCCTATGACGGCGCGGCGGCGGCACCGCCTGGAGTAAACCCGCTATGATGGAAAAGGCGATTGTCTACGCGATCGTTGCGTGGCTCGCGTGCTGGCTTGTCGATCTGATCGTGATCGTGGCGCGTGGCCCCGTGCTGATCGATCCAATCTTGAAACTCATCATCGTGTTGCTCTGTCTCATCATCATCCTGGTGGGCTTGGCGCGGCACGGGTGGCTGCTGGCATGACCCTGATCCTCATCATCCTGCTTGTGCTGCTGCTCGCTGGCGGGGGCTATGGCTGGCATTCCGGCTATGTCGGCGCCGGCAATCCGTTGGGCATCGTGGTGGTGGTGCTGCTTGTCGTGCTGCTGGTCGGCCTGCTCGGCGGGCCGCGCTGGGGACTCTGGTGAGCGACCTCAAGCTGACGGTCTCAAGCTGGGGCGACGTGGTGCTGGACAAGCGCGAGGTGAACAACCTGATGCGCTCTGCCGGCAATGACGTGCGCAACAGGACCCAACGCCTCATCAATCAATCGGACGGTGGCGGGCGGTCCTACTTCACACCATCCGGCACGCGCTATCGCGCGTCGGCTCCAGGCAGCGCGCCAGTGCGCCGCTCTGGAGCGCTGCGCACCTCGCTGAAAACCTACGTGCTGAAGCAGACCACCGGCTTTGCCGTGCGAGCGCGCGAATTCTATGCGCTCTTTCTGGAGGCTGGCGCCAAGGGCGGCGGCAATCCTGGCCGTCGCGCCGCGCGCCTCAACCCACGCACCGGCCGCGCCAAGCGAGCGCGCGGCACGTTCACCAAGCGCGTGCTGGAGCCTCGACCGTTCCTCGACCGTGTGATGGCGCAGGAAGGCCCCAACATCGAGCGGCGCGTGCGCGCAGCGCTCACGCAAGCGCTGAAGTGGAAACAGACCAAGTGAACGATGAGCTTGCTGCGCATATCAGCCTGCTCGCCGCGCCGATCTTTGCCGCGCTCATCGCCACCTCGCCGCCCGAGCGTGTCAACGATGAAGAATGGCGGGCGGTGGCCCGCATCGGTGCGATCAGCATGGCGCGCGAGCTTTGGATGGCGACGCTTAAAGCATGATCCTCGCCAGCTTCATCTCGCAGCTTCGCGCCAATGCACCCGTTTTCGGTGGCCGCGTGGCCGGTGCGGCGGAATTCGTGCGCGGCTTGCGCGATTACTCCACCTCGCTGCCGGTGCCGGCCGCATACGTGCTGCCGGGCACGCAAGAGGTGGAGGCGGCAAACGATACCTATGGCG